CCACGAAGAGCAATACCTACACCTCTTGGTTTAACTGTTGATGATTTAGAAAGTCTGCCGCCTTTTTTATAACCCATACCTTTTAGAATATCTACTAAATCTGGCTCAACATTATCTACTGAATCTGAACCCTCTTCTGTTAGTTTACTAACTTTACCACGAAGTGCTGCGTTAGCTTGATCTGTAGTTAATTCATACTGTGGCTTAGGAGCTTCAGCAGCCATATCAGCTGCGCCTACACCGCCTTGACGAGCTTCTTTAGAAATACGTGACTCAAACTGTCCTTGAGTTTCACCAGTATTTTTTTCTACAAATTTACGCGCATTCTTTCGTGACATAATACGGTCACTTTTCTTAAGCGTACTAATTCCTGCTGGAGCAACATCTGCATAATCCGCATCTGCACGAGAACCAATACCTGCTTCTTCTTCAATCTTATTAGCATATTCTCTACGGAGGTTTTCAGTATTACTCTTGTCACCCATAAGAGGACTTCTAGGTTCTGTTTGGGCTTCTCTAATACTTGTTGGAGTGCGAATAACTTTTGAACTCTCACTACCTTCTTGCTTAGCAGCACGTTTTCTTACAGCTTCTGCTTGACGACGAAGAGAGTCTTGAGCATCCTTTACTGCAGCTGAACCATACTTTTCAACAGCTCCTTCTTTACCTAACTTTGCGGCATCAGCAGCAATTACTTTAAACTTAGCTAGCTTACTGATATCCACCATAATTACTTGCCACCATTCATAGCTTTACCAAAACCACGTAGAGCAATGCCTACGCCTCTTGGCTTAGAAGCAACACGGCCACCCTTTGATCTTTTATAATCTTCTAAAGGCAAGCTTTCAATTTTACTAGTATCAGTAGGCATTAGAGGAAGATTAGAAATAGTTTCTTTAGGAGACTTTACAGTTTTTTGCATCTTTAAAAGGTCACGTGCATCGCGCACATCTTCTCTTGAACTACCTTTATCAGAAAGGATGCTTCTTGCTTCTTTAGTAGTTGCGCTGTCCATAGTATATTTCCTTATGTTTTTTTTTAGTAAAGCTTGCCGCAAGGAGCTGCACCCATTTTGCTACCCTTAGCACTAATTTTACCACCACTTTTATAACCAGAAGCAGATGTACCGGCATTTAGATTGCCCATCTTCTTTGGTTCTTGCATGGCCATTGCAGTCTGCATTGGAATATCGCCCATTTTAGATGCAACTGCACCACCTTTAGCATAACCCATATTACCGCCCATCATTTTTTTCATAGTCATACTCTCCTATATTAGAAATTTAAATTTAATTTGAATTTGCAATAAGCGTATCGTCAGCACCAGCAGGACTTGCGGGTGTTTGAAGATCGTCACGACGAGTTCTGCGGGCTTGGTTACGCTGAAGATCAAGCAGTTGAGTGTAGTGCTGTGTAAAAGAATTTACAGCATTATAATCTTTTTGAAACATCATTGCTTCAATCATGGAAGCATTAAATAACAAGTCATAGCAATAATCTGAAAAATAATTTGTATCTGCTACTGAGCTTAATGTTACTGGTCTGTTAACATGAACAACTGTTCCACTGTAAGTAGAAGTTGGAGTTGGAGCAATAAGAACTGTACTGTTAGTTCTTTTTGCATAATACTTAGGTTCACCAGTTGAAGCTATTACTGGCCAATAATCATTTAGAAACTCATCTGTCCTTAATAATAGATTGATTCTGGTTCCATCACTTACAATATTAAAATTCTTAACTACACGAGTACCACTTGGCAAAGTAAATAAATAGCTACCTGCACTTACTGCTACTGATGTATAAGTTACTAAACCATAGTCATCTAAATCTTTAGTTAAACGCTCTTCCGCACGGTTAACCATGTTAGGAACATAGTCAGTAAAAGCTTGACTATTGTTTTCACAAGCATTAATAATATCATTGACTAGGTAAGTATAATTAGCCATAGAAAATTGTCGTAGAAGAAGCGGATGTTGGGGCAGATACTTTGACATTACCAGCCATAAGAACGCCTAAATCAGACAAGTCCATATACATAGCGTCAGTTGTAGTTGTTAATTTAAATCTAATGTTATTTCCTCTAATAGCTCCATAAGGGCTAGTGGATGTACCTGTAATTAAAAAACTACCTATACCAGTAGCATGAATACCATGAATACGAGTATTAGTCACTGTGACACTAGCGGCAACATCAAGTAAAGCGCCGCTGCCATCAACATATCCAACTCTTAAAGGCGTTGTTGTACTAGACATTTTATTTTAAATAATCCTTCTTGACGTATTATACCACTAAATTAAGGAGTAAAGAAAGTAAAGAAAGGGGGGGACACAGCAGACTCTAAAGCCACTCTATCCCCCCCTCCTTTAACTTACTTTAGTTTTCTAGAGGGGACTTAAGTTCTTTATGAAGAACCTGAAGCACCGTAGAAACCACGCCAATCGGACCAACCGAAGCTGTAACGCTCGCGTGACTTAAAGCGAAGGTTGCCAGTGTCGAAATCGGGTTCCATTTTGGTCTGTAGTGGAGCGCGTACAAACATCTTCGTACCGTTGGGGCAATCAGTCTTGAGGTACCAAGCATTGGTATCCGTGAAACGGCGGTTAACATAGAAGCCGTTTGGAACGAGACCCTGATTGCGAACGGAGTTGAGGTTGTTTAGGTTGGTTACGCCAGTTGCACCAGAGTATGGAGCAGCAGTCTGAATCTTTGTACTCAGAACGCTGTTTAGAATCTGGTCAGCGGTGAAAGCTAGATCAGGAGGAATGTGGAGTGATTCGGCTTGTGTGCCGGTTAGAATACCACGATCATCCTTAGCCTTGCTAATGGTAATTAGTGCTGACTCTAGAGCGGATTCTGAAAGATCAGTTGCGCCTAGAGTGTTTGACTGGTTACCATTACCAACAGTTGGGTGTGAAGCAGAGAATAGTGCTGCACCATCACCACCAAGATAAGAAGTGCTGAAGCCGTTATTGAAAACGTCAGCAGCCTTAACTTGCTTGGTGTTTGCCATTGCGCGGGCTAGGCCACGAGAGCGAAGCTTTGCAAAGGTGTCGTATAGGTTATCTTCCATAGCTTCTTCAGTGATTGAGAAAGCAAGAGCAACGGTCTCGTTAGTGTAACGAGCAACGTAGCTTTCCTGTGCTTGGTCATACTGAATGGCAGCGCCTTCTGATTTAACAGGAGCCGTACCAAAGCCAGTGAATAGAACTTCTTCTTCGAATGCACGATCTGAACTCTCGATTGCATAGAGAGATTCGTGTTCGTTGTCAACTTCGCCATATTCAAGGCCAAATACAGCGTTGAGACCGGGAAGCAGTTCTTTGGCAATACTAGAACGATTAATAGCCATAGTTTTCTATCCTTCCCTTTTCTTAGTTCACTGAAGAGTCTGCTGAAATGTATGCATCAATCATCTTGACTAGTCGTACTTCAAGAAGAGGATATGCAATTTCAGCGGCGACCTTATAGCTGTTGCCGGGAACATTGACGAAAGCAATGGGACGAACCATGCCTGTGCCAGTTGTACGAGTAGAGGCTTTAATACCAAAACCTGAACGACCCGTAAGCGTATTACCTACGCCCAAAGTTACTTCAAAGTTTTGTGAATTAATGTCACCGATTGAAACGGAGGCATCAGCCTGAATAACATACGTAGCAGCTGGATCATCAACAACATAAGCAAATGCATCTGTAGCTGATGTGTTTGCTGGCCAGTAGGAAGCCCACTTGGTTTGATTGTCTGCAGTATAACGGCAACCGACAAATACGCCTAGTGCCTTCTGAGTTGTAGTAGTTGGGACGTTTACATAGCCCCCTGCATTAATTACAAGATCGCCGGAAAACATGCTTGAAGAATAACCGCTTGAAACGGCATACTCGTTGGCTGCTCTGGTATTGTAACCACCGCCACGCTGGCGGGAGGGGCGAAAACCGTCTAGTGCTTTAGTTGTAGACATTTACACTTTCCTTTCTTCGCGTTTTTTAAAAAAAAATAATCAAACAATTGACAGAAAATTAGTCTTGGAACTTAGGAACCTTGCCGCGACTAACTTGAGTTTTGCTTTGGTTTTGGATAGGCATACGAGAATCACTGCTGTTCATTAGCTGTGCGTTTACTGCGGCTACCATATCCCTGCTTCTATTTTCATAGAATTCTTGACGACTCTGGGCTAGCTCCGTTGGCATTTTTACCAGTGCTAGATCTCCACGACAGATTGACCCTTGATAACGCCCTGTGTCTCTCACGACAGACGAATGCAACATCTCTGGAACTTCTTCAGAACCTACGAATTCCCAACCTTCTGCTAGGCGCTTGCCTACGTTTTGGTAGTCTTCGTTATTGTTTATTAAAACGCGAATCCATCGAAGAGACATTCCGATATTAAGAAAGCGTTCCTTTACGGTTTCAGGAATAGCTAACCAATTTGGCTCTTCAAAGACCATAGACTTACGTTTCGAAGCTTCGCGGGTTGTTGCTGTACGTGATGTAGTTTCTAAATTTCGTGTCATTTGTAGTTATTTCCTTTCCACGCGCTTAATTAATAGTAGTATAATCGCCGTCAGCTTCTTGAACTTTAAGCTTTTCAGCGGCATACTTCTCCAAAGGAATGCCCCATTTATTGGCTAGTCTAACATCTTCTTGAGTTAGCTTTACCTTGGGGCTATTACTTCCCATTGAAGAAGTCTTAGATGTACGTGATGCACCTGAGACTACTTGAGCAGAATTCTTATTTGGTTTAGAATTCTGCAAACTAAGAATTTCTTTATCCTCTGACCCTTCTACCGTTTTCATATTAAACTGACTAGCTAATCGGCCATCAACTTCTTGGTAGTATTCGTCATCAGTAGGATCATAACCTTCTTCTTTTAGCTGAGCATCAATAACTAGAGCAGCATGGGTCTTAACTTGATCCTTACCAAACCAATCATTTTTACTTGCCCACTGGATAGCTTTAGGATCATACTGCTGTTGCTGCTGAGCAGCCTGTGGAGATGCTACCTGCTGCTTAGCCTGATCTTCTAATCTAGCCTGATACTCCGCCCATGCTCGCTTCTTTTCTCTGATTGCTGCAGCATCGGCGTAATTTTTACTAATCTCTTCTTGAGCAGAGACCATACCATCTGGATCACTTTGCTCAACGGCTGTCTTAAAGTCTTTCTTAGCCTTTTCAATATTTAAAGTTAACTGACTTTCAGTAGTATCAATGTTACTACGAACTGTACTTGTTAACTGTTGATCTCTTTCTAGGAGTTGCTTTTTAAATTCAGTAGCTTCTTGACGTAGCTTAGAAATTTCTTCTTCGCGTTCTTTACGCTGTCTAATAAGCTGCTTAATACGCTTTTGAGCGCCATTTGTTTCAATTCCCTTTAATTCTTCTGGTTCAGTTTGTTCATTTTCAGGTTCAGTAACAGTACCCTGACGGGTTTCTTCCTGTGCTGTCTTCTGAATTTCTCTTGGAGAAGCTGCTGATTCTTCAGTTTTTACTTGTTTTGGAGCTTCCTCAACTTCAAACTCTACCTTTTTTTCACTTTCATTTGGTCGGCCAACGGCAATTGTTGACCAGTTATCTTCTTCTTGCGCCATAATTATTCTCTTTTCCTTTTTCCCCGCTAGCTGTGAAACTAACGATTACACTTTATATTTTTTTTTAGCGAATAAATATATAATACTACAGGATATCTAATTAGACAAATTGTAGGTTGGGTCTAAGTCTTTAGGATTTTCTACTTTCATAATA